ATTTCGGCAGTTTTACCATTTAGCTTATCTAAAATCAACTGCGGAAGTGAATTATCTTTACAACCGTGCAGTACCACAGCGTCCTCACGTAGTGGCGTGTTGAATTTGAGATCCGGATGTGGGAGCGGCAGGTTGTCGCATACAACAACACCATCCTGCATCCTGTAGTTTATTGATTTCCAGTTATGTTGGATCAATCTTGTATCCGTTATTCCGACCTTAGCGACCTCGCCTTGAATCCAAACGTCGAAGGCAATACCCTCTTCGTACTTCCACAGATAAGATAAGTCGGCAAAATTGGCAGGATAGATACCAGTACCAGCCATATGATGCCCACTGATGAACAGTTCGTTCGTCTGTCTATTAGCGTAAAAAGTTGGGTGTTTGGCCCCCATGAATACAGCACCAGTCTGACCATATTCCTGTTGTAGAGAATCCGCCCACCCAGATTTCAAAGGAGTATTATCAAGCTCGAACCAATACCATGGCTGAGTGTTCTTGATCGTGTATGCCAAGTAAGATGCAGTGTTGCGGAAGTAAGCATTCGGACCAAGCGGCCACCCCGTGATGGGGCAGTCAAACATAAACATGGACGTATTCTTGAACTGCTTGTTCAGGTCGAGTTCTAGCTTTTCGACCAGATGTTTGCAGTCATGTGATCCAACTACCAATAGGTCGTGTGCCAGACACCCGCCTAGTTTTACGATGATCTCCACTACTGGACTCATCATGTGTTCGTCAGCTTTACTGACGGGGATTACAATTAGCATGAGTTTTTATGTGTTCTACCTACCAATTACTGGCCGTATGTCAATTTCCTACCAGCTTTACGGGATACGTCAACTTTTTTAAACCATTTCTTGTAGCTGGTCTCCTTGTCGTAGGGATCTTTGATAATTTTATCTGAAGCCGCTAGGTTATGTCTGGTGCGGCATAGATCTATAAGTATGAATGCTGCATCCGATATGTCGGGAGACTTTCCTATCCTAGACTTCATATCGCCCTTCGACTCCACACGAATACGCATGTTTATGCCTTTTTCAGTAGTGTAAAGCCGTTCTGTCATCTCGCGTACCAACTCTCTGGTAATTCCGTATAGTTGCTTGTTCCGCATCAATTCTTTACCTGTCCACCACAGTTCCGATACTCGGTTAGCGTATCGTTCGTGGCTGGGTGTGCGATCACTGAGCGATACGGGACGCTCGCTGGCTTTACCGCCAAACTGAACCCTAAGAACCCTGCTTGACCAAGTTGCGTCGACCACATCGCCGAAAGGAGCACCGCCACCGCTGGCATCGTACGCCGCATTCTGTGGGGAGACACCCCATGCCTCGCACTTGTCCCTGAACTGACGGGCTATCTGAAATGCTCTAGGTTCGTTCTTGTTGGTGACATCTTCAATGAGTTCCTCGTAGTGATCCAGACAGATCACCTTCTTGCCAGTCCCATCTGTACCACAGAATCCAAAGTACAGTACGGTGCGGTCACCGTTTGCGCTGAAGGACGGATCAAGCGCAGCCACTTTTACGGGTGGTTCGATCCACTGTGTACGCTGGTCGGCACCGTACTTGATGATGTCGGACTCGCTGTAGATAGAGTCTTCCGATCCTGTAGGACACCAGAATCCACGGTACATACGCCAGTATCCGGGGCTGTTCTCACCAAGTTTGCTTGCACTCTCTGCAAGGTTCTGTGGGGTGATCATCCACGGGTAGATTATGTGGCCTGCTAGGACATTGGGGGATTTGTGGGCGTCGAAGTGCAAGCAATGCCCACGTTCTGTCTCCCACTCCTCGTCGTTCACGGTGACGGATCCCCAACCTTCCTTCGGGGTAGAGAACTGGCCGAAGGGGTCATAGTAGCTGGCAGGGTTGCCGATACCGATAAGCTGGAAGTGGGGATTGTTGGAAAGGTTCGTGTATGCAGCTTCGAGGATTGACTCTCCAAGTTCGGGCAACTCGTCGGCGATGAAGATCACCCGCTGCTGTTTAATACCGACTAGCTTACCTACGGCCTCGCGCTCCTTCTTTCGTTCGGCGGCTACGAGTGCAATGCCACAACGGTCGCCATACTTCGTATCGCCGCCATCGTCCATGCGGATCATTCCGACAGAATCAACGAGCTTCCCCGGCAACCCCGGACACGCTCTCCATAGGTCAGTGATGGCACCCCAAATACGCTTGCGGGACTCCTTGAGGCTGGTCGAAGTGACGATGACTAGCGTGGCCCAAGGCTTCATCAGGAAGTTCACGATGGCCCACAGAGCATACGCCTGCGACTTGCCACTACTAGCGCAACCAGCCACGGCCAGATATTTGTGCTCGAAAGCGGCCTCGATCATCCGCTCCAACCAAGGTGTCCACTCGATGCGCATCTTCGAGTCGGGATGGTTCCACAGCAAATCAACCACACGTTTAAAGTGGTAAAGCTGGCCGGGAGACTGCGGCGGCGGGTCGTTCAGGCAGCTTAGCTCAAGCGTGACGAGCGTGATGTCTTCGGGGTACTGCTTCCCGTAGACTGTGACCTTTTTCTTGGAGGCGGCTGGCATCGGTTAAAAAATTATTTGACAGCTTTTGCGGACTCGTTCAACGTGGCGGCACACAACTCAATCACATGAAGAAAACGACTAGACACGTGTTTAAGTCCCGCTACGGGAAAGTTACGATCTACAAGCAGACCAAGAACGCCAGAGACTACTTCACCATCGCATGGAGCGTGGGGAGCAGACGTATCCGTGAAACCACGGCCAACCTCGGCGAAGCGGAGGCGAGAGCAAAGCAAGTCCTTGCCTCGTACGCTGACGGAAGCGTACCTCGTGAGCCAGTCAAACGAAAAACCCAGAGCAAAGAATCTTGGAGTCATCTAGTCGGTAATGTGTCTATGGATGAGGTGGTCAAGTACTACGCGCAAAATCACGGCCTACTGCCAACCATATCGGTCGAGAACGTAGTGAAGGGATTTCTCACGGTCAAGATGAAATCCGGAATCAGCGCGAGGTATCGTCAATCGCTACAGCAGCACCTGAACAAATTCTGTGAGACATTTGGTCACAAAAACATATCAACTATTGTGACGGAAGACGTGGATACCTATCTGTTGAACTTCGTAGACATGCGGACACGATTCAACCACAGAGTCAGCCTGCGCAGTCTCTTCAAGTGGGCCAAGGGACAAAACTACGTCACGCAGTCCGTGGCCGATGGTACCGAGGTTCCTAAGTTCAAGATAAAGACACCGGAACTCTTCACTGCGCAGGAGTTGGCTAAACTTGTATCCGTGTCAGACGAACGCACTTTCCCGATGCTGGTAGCTGGCGCATTTGCTGGGCTGCGCATGTCGGAGATAGAACGCCTCCGCTGGGACAACGTGAACTGGGAGGAGAAAGCTTTTGTCCTTGCTCCAGAGATCACGAAGACGAACCGTGGTCGTGTAGCCTATTTCCCAGATAGCGTTGCCAAACCGCTACGCAACTTGGCGGTGTTAGCGAGACTGCGTGGGTGTGAAAAAGTAATGCAGGATACCTGTGCGGAGACGATTAAATCCCTCGTGAAAAAATCTGGGGTTACGTGGAGAAAAAATGGGTTGCGTAAAACTTTCATTTCATGTCGAATGGCTTTGACACGAAACGCTGCCGAGGTTGCCGAACAGTGCGGTAACTCCGCTGCAGTGATCCAACAAAACTACAAAGGACTGGTTACTAAAACTGATGCAGAAGCTTGGTTTGGTGCCGATACACACTATGCTAATAATTGCGATTGATCCCGGTAAATCCGGTGGCTTTGCCGCTGGGTTGGACCTTAATAACCCAAAGACAATATCCATGCCAGATACGTTGGGCGACCTAGTGGCACTGTTTCGTAACGTGGCTACAACTACTGACGCGATCGTGTACCTAGAGAAAGTTGGTGGGTACGCTGGAGGTCGTGGCGCACCGGGATCAGCCATGTTCAACTTTGGTCAGAACTACGGACACATAGAGGCTATAGCTAGCACTTTGGGTTTGGAGATACGCCACGTTACGCCGCAGAAATGGCAGAAGGCATTAAGCCTAGGTACGTCTAACGGGCGGTCCAAAACCGAGTGGAAGAACCATCTTAAATCCAAAGCGCAGATGCTTTATCCGAACTGCAAGGTAACACTAGGAAACGCTGACGCTTTATTGATATACCATGCAGCTAAACGTGAACTCATCTAATTTTGCACAAGGGATAACAAGCGGATACATTAAGGGATCTGGGGAGATCCTGCGCCGTATCGACAGCTTGCCCTATGCAGGGCGACCGACTGCCGAGGCTGGGGAGAAATCCAGTCCGGACCACTATACTTTCGGTCGCCCACTCTTTACACTATGAACAGACGAAACGCAGACGGAGCAGGAAAAGGGGATTCTCCACGTGCAGTGAACGGATCCAAGTATCGGAGCAACTATGACGCGATCTTTGCGCCAAAGTATCCGGAATGGATTTGCAAGGAATGTGGGAATTCCCACGGAAAACGTCCAGAAGGCAACCCGTATGGTGCTACTTGGCATATCGACATATGCGGAATCTGTAAGAACACCACTGAATGCACTGAACCACGTGACTTTGGTCATCTTAAGGAGGGGTGGAACAAGTGAGCGTATTTGAGTGGACGTGTTTTGTGATCTTATTTGTCCTACTCAGCCTGTGTATCGCTACGAAAGACGATGGCGATGACGAGGGACGATTTGATTGAAGACGCTCTACCCAGTACAAGCTAGTCATGTGCAGAAGATCTGCATGGCTGTGCTGCGCAATAACGCCGCGCTAGATTCCAGCGATACTGGAACTGGTAAGACTGTCTGCGCTGTCGAGGCTACCAAGGCTCTTGGTAAGAAAGCCTTCGTCATCTGCCCGAAGATTGTGATCCCGTCTTGGGAGAAGACGATACAGGAGCAGGGAGCGAACTCGATTGGTGTGATCAACTACGAGAAGCTGCGTACTGGTAAGACCCGCTTCGGCCACTGGTCGGCAAAACAATTTGTATTCACCATCCCGCAGGACGCTCTCGTCATCTGGGATGAAGTTCATCGGTGCCAAGGGCTGTGGAGCCAGAACGCGAAGATGCTCATCTCGGCAAAGAAGTGGTCGAACCTACTGCTGTCCGCTTCGGCGTGTGAAGACCCCACCGAGATGCGAGCCATCGGGTTTGCTATCGGCCTTCACTCGTTGTCAAATTTCTTCAACTGGGCCAAGGCCCGTGGGTGTGTGATCAACCAATGGAATGCACTCGAATTCAAACAAAACGAGCGTTGGGTTCTGGACGATCTCAACCGAGAGATCTACCCCACTCGTGGGGATCGCATGACAAGGGCCATGCTCGCCGAACACTTCCAAGAAACACGCATCATCACCGACCCACTCGACTTCGGTGACAGGGGGCAGATTCAAAAACTTTATGACGAAATGGACAAAGAACTCACAGCCCTTGAGCAAAAAGCCAAAGGCGACAGCAAAAACAAAGCAGCCCAAAAACTCGTCGCACAGCTTAGAGCGAGACAGGGCGTCGAACTGGCAAAAGTACCAGCAACGGTTGAAATTATTGAAGACGAACTCCGCTCGGGTTCCTCAGTATCCGTCTTTGTCAACTTTGATGCTACGCTTGAAGCAATCGGGCAACGTCTCAAAGTCCCCTACGAAGTCATCAAAGGTGGGCAAAAAGCCGAAGAGAGAGAAGCCGCAGTACAAAACTTTTGCGGAGACAGAACACACGTTGTCATATGCAACATCGCCGCTGGAGGACTCGGAGTCTCGCTCCACGATGTCCATGGGAATCGTCCGCGCACGGCCATTATTTCACCCTCGTTCAACGCCAAAGATATGCTCCAAACTTTGGGGCGAGTAGATCGTGCTGGAGCCAAGACGAAGAGCGTCCAGCGAATTCTTTTCGCGGCTGGGACTGTCGAGGAGAAAGTTGAAGCCAGCGTCAAGGCTAAATTAAAAAATATTTCCGAACTGCACGAAAAAGCATTGACTGAAATTTCAAATGTCCCTAAAAACGATATACACATGAATGACAAAGAAACCACGGTAGTGGCGCAAGTCGCCGAAAAACTGCACGCAGAACACGGGCCTTCGAGCCTCAAGTACAAGGAGATCTGCCCCTCGTGGAAGAACCGCGAAGGCAAGAACTGGGCCTCCGAGAAAGGCGATCGTATCCACGAGGCGATGGAGTTCGATGACCCATCCAAGTGCGCCAACGACGAGGAGCGTGCCATGTACGAATCGCTCCAAGGCTACGTGGCACAGATCATGCGTGGCAAGCAGGTGACCCGCGACCAGAGGGAGATCAAGGTCAACATCGATCTGGGGCGTAAGCGTTCGACATTCGGCACATGCGACAGGTTCGTGATATACTCCGATGACACCGCTGACGCGATCGACTACAAGACTGGGTTCGGCGCAATCGACGATGCCGAGATCAACATCCAAGGACAGGCGTACGTACTTGGACTGTTCCAAAAATTTCCACACGTAAAACAGATTACGATGTATTTTCTCGTGCCAGCGCGGGACGAGGTATCGATGCATACCTACATGCAATCGGATATGGGCAGTATCCGTCTGCGTGTGTCTACCGTGATTGAGCGTGCTAACAGTGGGGGCATGTATAATCCACAACCGGGTGTGTGTGACTATTGTGGATTCCAGTCACGATGCTCCGCGCTGGCCGAGAAAGCCCTTCTCATTGCGAAACGATACGACACGGATGGCCTGACCATCCCAGAGTCGGTGCGCGGGTCCGAGCAGGACGATCCTGCCAAGGTGTCAGAACTGCTGACGCTCGTCCCAATCATCGAGGCATGGGCCACTGGAGTGCGCAAACGTGCTACAGAAATGGCCGTAGACAGCGGAATCGAACTTCCGGGATATAAGGTCATAGAGATGACCAAGCCCCGTACAATTACCAGCGCATTGGGTGCCTACGAAGCGGTGAAAGATAGTGTTGATCTTCGTGACTTCCTATCTACCGTGGACAAGGTCTCCATGACCAAGCTGGAAGAACTTTTTGCACAGAAAGCCGCTCGCGGCACAAAGGCAAAAACCCGTGCTGCCCTTGAGGGTAAGCTGCGGGATCTGGGTGTCCTTCAAGACGAAGGTATCACCTACCAACTCAGGAAACTGAAAAACCAATAAAACCAAACAAACCAAGTAAACCATATGGCTACAGTATCGTTCAAAAACGCAACTCCTAGTGAGGTGCAAGTAATCGAAACACAGATCGTCCCTGCCGAATCAAAGGCAGTCGCAACGGTCGGTACAGACAGGGTAATCCACGGAGGTGCCCGTGGCATCGAAGGCGAGATCACGTCGAAGGACATCATCCTCCCACGTGTCAACCTCGTCCAAAAGACAGGACCACTCGTCGATGCAGGACTGATCCCCGGATCGTTCGTATTCGACAAGGAAGTGCTACTCAGCAATGGCAAGGATCCGCTTGAGATCACGGTTCTCCGTCTCGTCAAGCAGTACAAGCAGAAGCTGGAGTACGGCAACCCCGAGACCCCGCAGGTCTACACGACCCAGCAGGAGGTCATCGACAACGGAGGTTCTCTTCGCTACGGCGAGCCGAACTTCTTCCAAGAGATCGCTCATCTGTTCTTGGCCATCGCCAAGCCAGACACGATCTCCGAGGAGCACGCGAGCCACTTCTACCGTGAGCAGGGTGGCAAGCAGTACACCAATGCGGTGTTCACTGTTGCCTCAACTGCGTTCACAGCGGTTGGCAAGAAGGTCATCAAGGCTGGCTATAGCCAGTTGCGTGACGGTCTCTGGCTCGGTCGCTGGAACCTCACCAGTTCGCTCCAGAAGAATACCAAGGGATCTTGGTTCATTCCGGAGGTGACATTCCTTGGGATGCATGATAAGGATGCTGCTGCGTTCTTTGATTCCATGGCGAATGCCTAAAAGTTAAACTGTCCGAGTGTGGCGCATGCTATGCAGGGAGAGCCTGCAAGACAAGGGTTGGGTGTTGGCGTCTATCGCCTCTCATGTGTCATCCCTAGTGTGAAACAAAGCTACACTCGGACACTTTTCCACCACACATGGAAACAGCAGCAATAGATTTCGAGACATTCTACGACGAGAATGTCGGCATTGAGAGTCTGGGCGTATGGCATTATTGCCGCCATCCGGACTTTGACGCTTACCTAGTCACCATCTCAACGTCCACAGGACTGAAGTATTGTGGACGACCCGAGAATTTCGATTGGTCATCTATAGCGGGTAACGGCTGGCGTTGGGTCAGCCATAACAGGTCGTTCGACCAGCCCGTCTACGAGAGCCTTGTGGAGGCCGACAAGGTGCCCCACTTCTTCCCAGCCGTCTGGGACTGCACAGCAGACCTATCTGCGTTCCTAGGGGCTCCTAGGAACCTCAAGGCCGCTTCGGAGAAGCTACTCAGTGCCATAGTGTCAAAAGATACCCGCAACAAGATGAAGGGTAAGCGTTGGGAGAACATGGATGATGATTTCCGCAAGGAGGTCGAGGAGTACGCCATCAAGGACGCCGACCTGTGTCTCGACATATGGATGAAGTACGGAGACAGGTGGCCCGAGAACGAGCGTTGGCTGTCGAGGGAGACAACGCGCATGTGCGTCGAGGGTGTGCCGATCAATAGATCCGTGGTCAAGAACCGGATCGAGCACTTGAAGGTATTGCTCTGGGAAGCAAGGCTCAAACTACCGTGGGTCGAGGACGATCGCCCTACGCTGTCCGCTTTGGCCTTGGCCGAGGAGTGCCGCAAGGTGGGTATTACCCCACCATCATCGCTGGCCGAGGATAGCGCGGAGTGCGAGGCATGGGAAAAGGAGTACGGAGAGACATATCCGTGGGTAGGGGCCATGCGGCAGTACCGTAAGTGCAACATTCTCCTCAAGAAACTAGAGACCATGGATCGCAGAACCCGCCTAGATGGGTGGATGTCCTATGGGCTCAAGTATTTCGGGGCTACCACGGGCAGGGATTCCGGGGATGCAGGGCTCAATATGCAGAATTTACAGCGTGCAGAGAGCTTCGGAGTCAACATTCGAGGCTTAATTGAGGCTCCGCAGGGCTATTCCTTCGTCGTTTCCGACCTGTCCCAGATCGAGCCAAGGTGCTTGGCATGGCTGGCGGGAGATGCAGAAATGCTCGATTTCATCGCAAAAAGCACCGATCTGTACGAAGCGCAGGCCCGTGCATGGGGATTCTGGGACAAACCAGAGTCCCTAAAAACAGACACAACTGGCATTCGACACCTAGTTAAGCAACTCAACTTGGGCCTAGGCTACGGCATGGGCGTAAAGCGGTTCTGTGAGGTGACCGGACTCGACCAGAAGAGGGCCGGGGAGCTAGTTGCGCTATACCGCAGGAAGAATCCGAAAGTTCTGGCCCTTTGGAAGCGGCTGGAGAACAATCTCCGGATGGCGGTGACACGGAGCGACGAGACATACGAGGTAGAGTTACCGAGCGGGAGGAAATTGGTCTATTTAGAGCCTAACAACAACGAAAACCACCTGAGCGGGAAGATTGTTCGCGGCGGCAAATACGTCCGGATGAAATGGTGGGGTGGATCGTTGGCAGAAAACCTAACCCAAGCGATGGCTAGGGACTGTTTTATGTCAGCGGTTCAGCGGATCAGGGCTGCAGGGGTTCCGATTATCATGCGCGTACACGATGAAGTCGTGTGTTGCGTGAAGGACACAGATGCGGATGTAGTGAAGAATTTGGTGGAGGGCATCATGAAGACACCGCCTGAGTGGGCGGCTAACCTTCCGTTGTCGTGCGACACCAAGATAACCAAAAAGTACGAGAAATAACCTATGAGTAACACTAAGTTTGGCGAGATTGCCAAGGAGTTGGGTATTGAAACGAAGATGGGCGTCAAGTGCTTCGAGTCATTCTGCGAAGCTGCATTGCTCCTTGAAGGAAAGCAGAAGGACTACGGTTCTGGCAACATCAGTGCGTTCGGAGAGAAGGGCGTCATCGTCCGTCTGAACGACAAGATCGAACGCTTGAAGACGCTGGTCTGGAACGACAAGTCACCAGAGCACGAGAAAGTCTCCGATACGTGGCTGGACATCTGCAACTACGGCATCATCGGGCTCCTCTGTCACAGGGGTGACTGGGAATAACATACGCATGACTGCTAAAAACACACAAATGACACCTAATTCGATCGAAGTATTTGAAAGACTGAGCGGATGGACCCGGAAATCCAAGTATCCGAATGACAATATATCCTTAGATAAGGATGGGGTAATGTGGATGCGCGGAGAAAATGATCTGACGCAGAGACTAGAGCACATGGAACTCGATGGGGAGACCTACGTGAGGGAACCCGTATGAAGACATTCTACGCAAAGAATCTATCCTCGTCGGACGTAGCTCCGATGCCATGTGATCCATGGGCAGTCACCTCGTCTGGGTATCCAGCGAACGTGGCGACCAAGGATGACTACGAGAAGTGGGTGCGCGACAAGGCCACCGATCACTGCTTCTACACGGCAGCGGAAGGCATCAACCCGCACAAGCGCATCTCTCTGGAGAACCCAGCGAAGTGGCTGCACGGGCTGGTGGCCGACTACGATGCCAAGCTGGATCCGAACTTCAACATACAAGATCTACTTAATCGTTGCGATCCGGACGCGCTGCCTGCTGCAATCAGCCGCACGTTCAGCGGGAACGCACGTGTGGTCTGGCAGTTCGACAGTCCAGTCATGGTGGACTGCCCCGAGATGAACAAGCTCCTGATGAAGGAGATCTCAAAAAAGTTCAAGCTAGGTAGCGTTCTTCCGGGGATCGACGATTGCACCTTCCGACTCAACCAACTCTTTGAGATCGGCCATGGTTGGGTGATGGTCATAGGCAACCCCAGCGTGGCCGATACAGTAATGGGCGACCTAATCGTCAAGGCCAGCAGCAAGGTGGATTGGAACAAAGTCGCGGGAAGCGACCTCGAAATTCCGATCGACAAGATTGCAGCGGAGGTCGAAGCACGCTGGCCGGGAGCGTGGCCGGGGGACTTCACTGTGGGTTCACGTGGCCCCACATTCTGGCTCAACGATGGCATCACGCGCATCGGTTGCCAAGTGGCTGAGTCTGGCATCATCTGCTACACAGACCGCGCAGGTAAGTCGTTCATCACTTGGGGCGACCTGTTGGGCAAGCAGTTCGTGGATCAGTACAGGCAGGAGGTTATCGGCAAAGCGGTAATGGAGTACTACTACGATGGCCGCGCCTACTGGTTCAAGAATGGATCAAATCGCTGGTACGATGCGAAGGTGGAGAACGTGGCCCGTAGTCTCAGGGTTCATGGGATCAAGACGGAGTCAAAAAAGGGCGCATCGCAGATGGACAGAGTAATCCACGCCATCGAGACGCAGCGTCGAGTGGACGCAGCCGCGCCGATCCTGTTCGAGAAGCGGGAGGTCGTGGACATCGGGAACACGAGGATCCTTAATACCAACTATCGTACTGCGGTGGCTCCAGCCGACAACGGCGACGAGGCCAACTGGAAGTGGCTCAAGGAGTGGATCTGGCCTTGCTTCGGCGAGGAGCAACTACCCTACTGGCTGGCCTACTGGAAGCGGAAGTACAAAGCTGCCCTAGATTTTGAGCCAGTCCAAAGCCAACTCATAGTGCTGGCGGGAGATGCAGGCCAAGGCAAGACGCTCCTGAACCGCAAGGTCATGGGCGATAGTCTGGGAGGCTGGGCCGATGCCGCGCCGTACCTACAGGGCAAGACCAGCTTCAACAAGACTGTGGCCGAGCATCCTCACTGGGTGGTCGATGACCCGCAGTCGGCGATCGATCCTGATAAGCACAGGCAGTTCTCGGAGTCACTGAAGTCACACGTAGCCAACCCCACGGTGATCTACCATCCTAAGTTCAAGGATGCGACAGAGTTACCGTGGACCGGGTGCATGGGGCTGACGCTCAACACTGATGCACACAGTCTCTCGGTCCTACCGACACTGGACAATAACATCCTAGATAAGATAATGTTGTTTCAGTTCCAACCACATTACCACCAGTTCTCGTCCAACAAGGAGAACGAGGAGATCATCAAGCGGGAATTGCCGCACTTTCTGCGGTGGTTACTCGACTATTCACCGCAGCCTCATACCCTCTGGCCAGAGAATCCAAGGTTCGGGATCAGGCCGTACCACCATCCAAAGATGATCGAATCAGCGAATGAGGATTCAGCGGCCAGCAAGCTCGAAGAGATCTTGGATCGATGGGCCAGTGGTATCAGACGCGATGACAGGGCCAAGAAGGAGTGGAAAGGGACTGCCACTGACATCTTCTCCAGCATCATGGGGATGGACGAGGGCATCCTGAAGCCACTGCTTTCGAGGTACACGCCAGTAAGACTAGGCCGCGAACTGCGCGTTCTGGCAAATCGTCCGGTTGGCAGGGTGCTTCGGCATGTCAGCCACCACGGAAAGACTTGGTATGTGATAGGAGTAGAAGAAAACCAAACAAAGAAAAAATAATATGAAAAGAATGAACGGAGACACTCTTCGCGAGGGGTTGCAGTACGATGATGGGCGTGTCGGGTACCGGGTGATACCGTCATCCGCAGCCGCACAGATAAGTAGGGCGTGCAACATGGCCCTAGAGCGCAGGGGAATACGGTCGGTGAAGTTCAATCGAATGGACTTCTGTGGTCCGAACTACAA